CATATTGAAGTAGGGTAGTTAATGTTACATTCTTTAGCAAAAGGACATATTACTTCGACATACCAAAAGCCCTTCTGGGTATGCGGTACACAGAGGGGAGGCTTTCCCAAGCCATAGGGGCATGGCACTTGACAGCTCTTACCCCTATCGGGATGAGGCTTTTTGTGTCTACAATAATATGTGCTATTATCCTGACATTTAGCATTATGGCGACAGAGCATTGTTATATACCAAAAACCTCTGTTGTATTTAGGCATTAACCGTAATTGCTCCCAGCCTATCATAGAGCTACGCCCACAAGGTTGGCAGGTAACAGCAAAGTCCTCACGATTTAATAAAAAATGACTCCAATATCTATATTTTTTTTCATCAAGGTAATACCACTGTTTACAATGCTTACAGTACATTTGTAAAGGTATTACCTTCTTTAACTCTGCTATATTATACCAAAAACCCTTACTTGCATCTTCATAGGGAACACAGACACAGGAATTATCAGCATCCTTCTTATTGCTCCATTTAATCTTGTCACATGTACTATATAAGTCATCCTCATTGGTAACCTTATAATGAGGTTTACCATGCGAACAGTTCTCATCTTCACAAAGCTTTCCCCTCCCCTTTGATAGCTTACCTGTTTTTCTCATATAGCAAATGTACCTTTGCCCCGATGAATACCAGAAGCTTTTAGAGAAAGAATGTACATATGGTATACACTTTGCTGAAGAAACAGTATAAATACAGACAGGAATGGCACATGTATCACGCTTGCTATGAGGGACACAATGAGTGTGTCTATCCTTAAAGCTTGTTCTTAGGCACTTTTCAGTTCCCTTTAATGCACATATATATTGTCCTTGAGTAGAATACCAAAAACTCTTGGAGTACTTTTTTTGTACAGGCTTACACTTACTCCCCCTTATCACTTGACAAGCATCATTGCATACGTTCTCCATAAACTGATGCTTCATAGAATGGAAGCACTGTACCGTACACTTTTCTCTGTTCTCACACATTACCATTTCCTCAGTATACCAAAAGGATTTAGGATAATAAGCAAAGTTTTTTATTCGCAATCCATCCCATCCAATAAGACTATTTTTCTCACATTCTTCACATTGAAGGCCAAAAGCTTTTGAATTCAATAAAGAATGACTCCAATACGTAGGTGGATTAGCCCTGCCTGACTTCCAAGTATCGCAATGCCTACAGTAGAGCTCAACATTATCTAGCTTAGCATACCCATCCCTGGGAAGTAGTTTTTTTAAGGCTTTTATCATTTCCATTTTTTTAATATATTATCATACATATATCTTTACATGTATAATATACTCAAGAAAGACTCTTAAAAACACTTACTCTTTAAACACTCCCTTAAGACTCTTAAAAACACATAATCGGGGTTATTAAACTCTCTATGTTACCATAAGGAGAGTTTAATAACCCCTCTTCAGTTAAGGGGTTAAAGATTATTACAGCGATTTAGTGAGCTTTTTTTCCTTCGGGTGGTTCTAGCTTTTCCAGTTCTTCATTCATCTCTTTTGCTAATTTCTTGAATGTCTTTTCTGCAAAGGCTAATTCATCAACCAGGTAAAACTCTATTCCTGCTTTTTTGGCTTCTTTATAAGCATTTATCATGTTCTTCAGTTCTTTAGGTAGTTCTTCAGGATTCATGGGGATTACTTCTCCAATGCTCCATATCTTTCTATGCACTCGATTGTTTTTGATACGGTATTTTATACCTGTAAACATCAGTGTGTTGTCCTCACTGAGCAGGTAACCAGGAGAAAATTCAAACTTATCATTCTGCTTTACTGCTATCATATAAGCATAAAAATTAGCTTTTTTACTGCTAATTGGAAAATGCATAAATACGTCTGCATACATTTCGCCCTTACTTGGATGATTCTCCTTTGTTAGCTGTTTAGTAATATCTACCCATTGGTTTAAGTCTGCTGTTCTAATTTCTTTCATTTAATCCTCCTTAAAATATTCCTTAATTACTTCTCTTATGACATCAGCCATAATGATACAATACTGTAGGTCAGGGCAATCCCCACAATCCCTTTTCCCCTTTTCCCTCTGTAGGCCTATTTCACAGCCAATAATCAGGTTGTTGAGGTAATCGATCGCCTGTTTTTGAGAACATGGCTGTAAAAGATTCTTAGCTTTTTCCATCGCTATTTCTCCTTTGGGTTACTTCAGGAAACGTGAATTCTTCCCCTCATTTTCCCAATGGTAACAATGACCACAATGTAAATAGCTGATTATAAAAGAGAAAAATTCTCCTTTCATCGCCCTAAACCACACAGAACCACAAATTGCTCACTTGAACCACAGGGTTATTTGAGCAACTTTTCGACAAATACTGTCATCACTTCTTCAAAGGCTTCTTCTCTGCCCCTGCTCTTTCCTCTGAAGTAGTAGCTACTTACGCCTTTCCTCTCTCGATGGGCGGTTCGCTTCTCTTTCGCTAGAAACAGAAAGACCTCTTCTACTCTTGTGTCTAAAGTTTTTCGTGTCCATTTTCTTGGCACTTTTACCTCCTTTAAAGTTTATCTTACAGTTATAATATACAACATGCACAATCATTTGTCAAGCTTTATTTCAAATTTCTCTTATGCTCTTATGCTTCTCCTCTGCCAGTCGTTAATGCACATTAACCTATTGCTTTTATTAATTACCTACGCTTTCTTTTCTTTGAAAAGAAAGCTTGCTAATTAATAAAAGTGCCTGGCTTGGTTTTTTTTGATGTTCATTTGATTTTACACTCGTCTGATTAAACTTATCGGAATTATAGCCCATAGGGTAAAATAAATCCTATTAATCCGATAGGATTGTGTCTGTGGAAATCTCAGGGGTAGCCTAACCCCCCAAAAACTGTGCAGTTGCTTAACTTGTTTAAAATGAGATAGATAAGAGAAAGTTAGTTGACATAATATTGAAAAATTAAGTTATTGAAAATTAATGATTTACGAGCAAAAAATCATCGCATAATCAACTTGACTTTTAAACCTCAAAGCATTAGATTATTAATAGGAGAAAAAATCAAAATGACAAAGCGAGATTGTGAGTACTTAAAGGCAAGGATTCAGTCTTGGGATGATACGATTCTTACATACACTTGCAGTAAAACTTTTTTAAATCATCCAGAGTGTAAGGATTGTAAGTATTATAAACCAATCAAAAAAGGAGAAAAAATACATGTCAAAAAAAGCTAATTGGGAAGAGTTAAAAATCTTATGGGATGTTTGCACAAAATACGGTAATAAAAATGCAGATTGGCTAACACTAGCAAAAAATGACGAAGTTACAAGTGAAAATGCTCAAGAGATAATCGAGCTAATTAAGGCAAAAGACGTATTAACAGCAGAGGAAAAACTGCAAAATTTTATTTCTGGATTTAAATTTAATGACGAAATAGTTTTTGAGGCAATTCCAGGAGCAAGATTGCCAGGAATACCTGAAGCAAAAGCCATGCCTGATGATATGCCTGATGATTTAACGGATGAATTAAAAAGAATACAGGAAAAACATGAAAAAGAAATGGCTGATTTAATGGGGAGTGCAAAGGTTAAAAAGCGAATATTTGAGATTAAGAGTGCAGACTATATCAAGCCCTATTATTTCGATGAAATTGCAACAATGGTAGCTGAGAAAAAACAAGTATTTTTGTTTGGAGGTGCAGGATTAGGAAAATCAAGGCTATTTGAAGAGATTGCTAAAAGTATGAATAAGGGATTTTTTACAATGTCTATGGCAGGTGGAATGAGGTATGCTCAGGTTTTTGGAGGGAATCAAATAACAAGTAAATTGCTCTTTATGGTGAGTAAGTTTAGACCGTCTGATTTATTACAGGCTTTGCAACAGCCCATTGTAGTGTTTATTGATGAATTAATGTCTGGAGACGAAGATGTTCTTTTAGGATTAAACAGCGTATTAGAAAAGAATACTCGCAATATTCAAACGCCTATTGGTAAAATTGATGTGCATTCAGAGTGCGTGATTTGCGGTAGTGCCAATGTTTCAGGCAGGGATGAGTACGATGCTCAATATAGTGGAACAAAAAAACAAGATGATTCATTGCTAGATAGGTTTATATCTATTAAATTGGATTATGATATTAATGTTGAAAATCAGTTATTGATAAAAGCTAAATTACCAAAAGACGCAATAGCTTATTTAATATCTCATCTTGCAAGACTAAGGAAAAGAATAGCTGAATTTAATATTCCCTTCGATGCATCCACAAGGCGATTAATTACAGCAAAAGAGTTGATTTTAGATTGCGGATTCAGCAAGGAAAGAGCTTTTGAGTTATCATTTTTATCTACTCTTAGTACAAACGAAAGAAGTCAGGTTTTAGGTGAATTGAAAGGCAAGAAAAAAAAGAAAGATGAAGATGAAGATGAGGATGAGGATTAAAAAATGATTTCAGCAAAAGAGCATATACAAAGGCAAAGTGAAGTAGTCTGGATAACTTCTATTGAATTGCTAAAACATGTTTTACAGGCAGATAGAAAACAAACATATTACAAAGATAAAAATCCGTCATGGAGTCATTACTACGCTTTAAGCAAAGCGATTGATGAAGAGTTAAAAAAGCCTGATGATTGCAAAGAAATAATGAAGAAAAAATATACCAGGATTAGAAAAAGGCGTAAGCCCTTTTATTCAGATATTGGCGAGCTAGATATTGAAAGATTTATTGAGCTTGAACCACGATGTTTTCAACAGTATGATAAAAAGAGAGTGTTCAAGGCTAGTTTGACTATTGCTCTTGATATTGCTATTCCTTATGGCGAAAGAGGAACGAGTAAAATGGCAAAAAGACACAAGAAGGTATACGAAAGGGTAGCACAATGTCAGGTTCATAGACAGCCTGTTAGGGTTATCGCCTGTAGCAGAACACAAATCCCTGAAACAGAAAAGGGGATAACTTTGTTCATTATTATTAAAAATTATCGTGAGCCAATTTATCCTGCAATATGGGGAGCTTTAAAGACTTCAACGACAACGAATGATTTTTTAAATGTAATAATGGATTACTTCATAGGTACACGCTCAGGTGGTAACGGTTCACCTGTTAATATGTACTTAGAAGATTACATTAAACATAGCGATGTAGAAATTCTTGACGGTTATCGCTTAAAGTCAAGAAAGGAGAATAAATATGGATAAAAAAGAGAATTATGGTGTTAAGTATTATTCAGTAATTCAGGCTTGTTACAAGTATTTTAATGACAAGCTATTTGAGGGAAAACTACCTATTCCATTAATTACTTTTGGAAGATATATTCCCCAGGTAGCAGGATTTTATGGTGTTAAAAAATGGTATGCAAAAGACGGAAAAGCGGTCATTTCTGAGCTTGGAATAAATGTCAATTCTATTCGTGAAGATATTGTTAAGTTTTGCAAAGTTATGATACATGAGCAAATTCACGTTTGGCAAGATGTGAATAATAATTTAGATGAGGCTAAACCAGGATTTCATAATATTCATTTTGTTAAAAAAGCAGAGGCACTTGGATTTACATGTAAAGATGCAAAAACGGGAAAAAAGCAAGGTTTTTTGGTAGATACCATTTTACAAGAAAATGGCATATCTGCTAAAGTAATTGCAGATTTACCTAAAAACTTCATCTTGCCTTTTATGCCTATTGAGGCATATATTGACCCCAGTAATCCCAGTGGTGAGGGTCAAGGGCAAGGTGGACAGGGAGAACAGGGCCAAGGCAGTGGTAGTGGTAGTGGTCAAGATTTGCCTGCAAAAGATAAACTGCCAGAGGATAAATCCAGGTCAAGCGGTCAAAAAGTAGTCGAAACAAGGTCTGGACAAAGAGTAAAATTTACCTGTGCTCGATGTGGATTAAATGCTTGGAGCAAAGGAAGTGCTCGTTTAATGTGCATTGAAGATGCTGAAGAAATGGTAGCTCAAAAAGTGCAACCTAAATAAATGGAGGTGAGAAATGAAAAAATACAGATTTAAAATTATAGGTGATTATAGAGATGTTGTTATCAAGGCAAGGGATTTGACCTCAGCATTAGACAAGGTACATGGTAAGTTTAGAAGTAAAGGATTGCCTGATAATTATATTATAGGAGTGAAAATCAATGACTAAAAAAAAGTTATTAAATGAGATTGCAAGACTAAAGGCAAAAAATGCGGAATTGCAGGAAACTAATCGGATAATGTATAGATTAATAAGTCAAATTAAGACATTGCCTTTAGGTTCATTATTAGTGGACTCGATTGAAAAAGGAGATGTAAAGACAATATAAACTATATATTTTATAAAGGCTATAAAGATGATAACCTATGGTGATTTACTAAAAATGGATATTGAAGACATATTAATTCGTTGCCCTGTGTGCAAGACGGTCTTTAGGGATAGTCTATTGGCAAGGAATCCTTATTGGCTAGAGTGGTTTAAGGAAAAGAGGGGGTTATATGTAATTTGTAGCAATATAGATTGTAAGCATAGTAAACAGCATAAAGGATTTTATGCTCACCTAAAAGACATAGTATTAGACAACGGAGCTAAAAGCTTTTGGTATGATTTAGTAATATGCGAAAGATATTCAGCTAAGTGCGACATAGATAAAGCATGTTTACATAATAAACCTCACGAAAGCAGTGAAAGATATTGTTGTAATACAGGCTACTGTTGCTCGAAGATACACCCTAGAAATATGACCAGATGTGTAAAATATGTAGAAAAATCAAAAAAAGGTTTTTGGTATTTAGACGAAAGGGATTTTGATTTAAATAAGGTAGATAAGTACAGGTTTAAATGCCCTAAATGTGAAACTATTTTTATAGATAGGGCATGGCTAGAAAATAAAACATGGTTTAGGAGCTTATTGGCTAAAAGTAGCTTTATGTTAGCCTTTTGTCCTAAGTGCATAAAAAATGTTCACGTCTGCCTGGATGATTTAATCTTCCCAAGTGAGAAAGGCTTTTGGTATAAACAGATAATAGACTACTCTAATTTACAGCAATATAAGATTAAATGTAAAAGGTGTATTAAGTTATTTGATTTAGATAATTATCCCTCAGGATTGAAAAAGATGGAAAAAGGAATGACGATTCATGTTCATTGTACGCATTGTTCTGAGTGTCATAATATTAAATTGAAAGATATTATTTTCCCAAGTGGAAGAGGCTTTTGGTATAGTGAGGTAATATGTGAAAAGACAAAATGTACACTTTATAAACATTGTTATCATAGAATACCTCATTTAAAGCGAGAGTATTGTAAGCTAGACGAATGTTATCATCTAAAGGGAAAAAAGGTTAAATGTATTCCCTTAAGTGAAAAGAGTTTTTGGTATAGCCTTAAAACTAAAACAGTAATTTGTCGCAAACCAAACTTAAACCTTGCTACCTGCAAGAAGTGTTCTCATAGAGTACAGCATAGAGCTTTTGTACACAAAGGCGCGCAATCACTTTGTCAAATAATACCATGCAGTACACTAAGGCAAATTTGCATTGATATGGAGAAAGGCAAAAAAGGCTTTTGGTATACAACATGGAAGACAAGCAAAAAATATTTATGTACTGCCTTTAAAAGAGAAAATGAAAGTTGCTCAAGGTGCAAACATGGGATTTTGCACCATCCTAGAGACCATAGCTTTAATTGCCCCTCTCATACCAGGACAATATGTTATACCAGAGGGTATGAAAGGCGATGTCGTCCATTAAACAGGAAAGAAGTAAAGCAATATGCTAAAGACGAAAAGACCGTAGGCAGACCGACTAAAGGTTTTTGGTATACTCTTCAGAGGATTTACGTGTGCTCAGCATCCCAAGGAAAATATGAGTGTATATACGTTGATAATTGCATTCATGCAAGACCCCATGAGGAGTGTGATAATAAAAAAGAGACTGAGAAGGGGGTATTGCCAGATAAGCAGTGTTGTTGCATTGATATTACAGGTCAAAAATCCTTTTGGTATAGTCATTATAAAGCTACTAAGCTATATAGATGCTATTATTGCAATAAAAAGACTATAGGCTATCATAAACAGATAAAATACTTAAGATGCAGTTATTGCCACAGAGTAATAGATAAGACTTTAGCAGAGGAAAAGGCAAGGAATATAAAGTCTTTTTGGTATTAAACTAAAGGAGTTTAGGCAATCACGCAAGATGCTATGTATCTTATTTAGTTTAAGCCGATTAGAGTATAAAAAGCGTATATTATAATACATATAACTTTATATATAAAGTTAAATTATTATATACTCCATTCACTCGCCTTTAGATTGCTCGTTCATTCCGTATATTATTTCCCTATTATCTCTATCCTTAATGTTAATCTTTTCTTTTCCCCCTTGCTGTGAATGAGCATTAACTTGAGTTATCCCCTTGCTGAAAGCAAAGGATAACAGGGGTTATCCCATGAGTGATACCAGGTTAGTATATTATTATAATTATATGTATATACCGTTCAAAGGGTTACACTCGCAATCTCTCCTCCCAACAGGGGTAGCAATGTACATTCACATACCCCTGTACGGCTAAAACGGCATACCCATTACCCCATTATCCCCTGGTTTAGTCGAATAACCTCCATAACAATATCTATGATAAGTTTCTTGCATTGCTGGGGTTATAATGTGATTATATAACAATATATACACCTAAATAGTTAAACTATTATGGAGTATATGCCATTGGAAACCATTAATATGCCATAATTGGTATATTGTTGCAATGATTAGAGATATTAGAGTTTTTTATCCTCACTGAAGAGAAATTTAAAAAAATTTGAGGCAAGAACAAAATAAACGGCAAAAGTATGGTATAATTAGTATATAGGAGGGCGGATGCCCTCCCCTGAAAAAATTATGAGTAAAGACGAAGAAATAGAGGAAATGTTAAGGGAAGAGGAGGAATATTATAATCATCGTATGGGCAGAAGCTCATATGGCTACCCTAGAGAGATTACGGAGGAAGAAGCTTATAGATTAGGGCTTAGGCCATTCCATGTTTTCTGGGAACCATACGATGGAGATGAAGAATAATGGCTATATTCTTTGAGATAACCTATAGGATGGTGCAGGGGGAACTCCTGCCCGTTAATATAAACTTTACTTCAGAATTCCATGCCCTTACGGTACCTAAGCGGATGAAGATACTTAGGGAATACTTTAGCCCTATTGAGATGAAGCGTAAGCTCTTTGAATATGATTTAGTCATGTCTAAGTCAGAGGAAGGCGAAATACATACTTGGAAGATAGGGGATGGAATGGGATTACATAGTGAGGAATAATGGCAACAAAGTTTAAAGAAGATGAAGTACCTCTAGGGGAAGAAATACCCCTTCAGACTCCAGTATGGGGCTCTGCGATTACCTATACATGGGCAAAACCTTTAATTGATAAAAATAATGTGTTAGAAAGCATTAAGTTTGATACTGGTACGAAATCGGAAAGGAAAAAAACACGTCAGTGGCAGATGGAATCATTAAAGGACTTTATAGATATGTGGGAAAGGCAGTCAGAGTAATCTGGCTAATTTACTATACGGAGGTTTCAGTGCTTAAGCGACTGGGAATCTTTATACTGACTGCTTTATTAGCTTTACCCGCCATTCTTACGGGACATGAGTTCAGCAAGAGGGTAGTAGAGAAGGTATGGGACCATTCAGTAGCTGTTACCGCTATCTACTGGACATTAGATGAAGATGACTTTCGATGGAAGATGAGACAATCTACTGAGGACCCTAAAATTCCTTTTATTCCTGAGATGGGGCCAGCAAGGTTTTATATAGCCTATATTGGTGCTGGCACCGTATTGCCAGATGATTATGTTGTTACTGTTGAGCATTTGTTTGATTACGATAAAAAGACACAGGGTATGATTTGTATGGTATGGTTTCCCGATGGGCGAGTCATTGAGGCTAATATAGTTAAGCTATCAGAGCATTCTAAGATTAAGGATTGGAATGACTATGCCCTACTTAAACTCAGACAGCCCGCTGGGCTTCCTGGTATTAAGATAGCTAAAAGGGAACCTCAATTAATGGACCCTATACTTTTTTCAGGCAGCACTGGTGGAATGATGTTTAGATTAAGGGCTGGTTACCTAGAGTTCTCTCAGGGTACTCTAGTTCAGGAGCAGTTTTCAGGAAGATTAGCTCATGTACAGTGGTTTGATTTTCCATTCTACACTGTTCATCCAGGGGGGCCTGGTGATTCAGGTGGTGGAATTTTTAATGATAAAGGTGAGCTCATAGGTATTATGTACTGTGGGGTTACCAATTATAGTGAAGAGTATATTTTCTCTAATCCCCTAGATGTACTTAGGGGATGGTTAAAAGGAACGCTGGCATATAAAAGTTTGGTATATGATGAAACCAAGAACTGAGAAGATAGAATATCTTAGTCTTTTACTGGGACTCAATAAGGATGGTACTAGGTATATTAAAAAAATAGAGTACTACGATGCTTATGATAAACTCTCTGAGGAAGACCAACGAGAGATGCTTAATTATGCCTTAGATGCTTTTCAAGATAAATATGAAGATGGCAAAAAGAAATTAGGTGTTCCCGTATCGGGAGGGAAAATTTGCGACACTACACAGTAATTGCTGTGGTTAAGAATGGAGGGAATTTCGCAAATGCCATGTAATAAGAAAGGCAAAAAGAAACGGAAGAGAGGTAAGAAGCGTGGGAAAAAGTGAAGACATAGCTTCTTGGGTTGGTGTCTCTGAGATAGTTGAAACCATGGGTGCTGGTCAGAAGAAGAAAAAGAAAAAGAAGAAGAAAAAGAAACCCAAGCCTGGATTAGATGTACAGAAGTGTAAGAAGTGCGGTAAGAAATATAACCGTACATATAGTAAGTGTCCCTTTTGTGGTGAGCCTAATCCTAATCAGAAAATATAATGGTGGCTACAATAATCACATCATGGGATAAAAGCCCTAATAAAGACTTAATGAAAGGGAGGAAGCGTGGCGGAAAAACGAGGCAAATACGCAAAAGAAGTCAAAGTCGTCAAAGGCGACATCGATGAATGGCTAGGCGGGCTTAACGTCAACCTATCCCGCAAGATGAAAAGTCAAAAGACTTTGCGTGAGGAACTCTCTCTTCATTTGGAGCAAACTCTTTTTCAAGAGCTTAGGAACCAAAAGGAACGGATTGAAAATATAAGCAAATGGCAAGACCAATATCGAGGATATAAATCAGACAAATCATGGCCTTGGGATAAGTGTGCTAATACAGCTATCCCAATTACCATGTCAAACGTAGATGCAATATTTGTTAGGCTCTGGGATGCCTTATGGAATAAACGTAAGCTTATCCTTGTTAAGCCTAAGACTCCAGACATGGTTGATGTTGCACCTAAGATTGAAAGAGGTCTTGAGCATTTTATTAAGCATTATTTAAAGCTTAAAGAGAAGCTCTTGGGTCCAGTATTACAGGCACTTAAGATAGGCACTGGCATGGCTAAGGTTGGCTATGCTACTTCGCAGCGTGAGCAGATGAGATATGCTACCAGCAAAGATAAGAACGTTAAGCAGTATAAACTTGGTGGCACAAAAGAGAAGGGCGTTAAATATGTGCAGACTCTATATGAGGGTCCACAGGTTTACCCCATTCGCAGAGAAGACTGGGTGAGTTCTTCCGATGCTGCTGAGGTTGAAGATGCCTATATGTGTGGCTTTAGAAAGTACTACCGTAAGCAGGAGCTGTTAGCTAAAAAGAAGCTTAAGATATATGACAATAGAGCACTCAATAAAGTCATCAGCTTTAAGCATGATGTCCATGAGTCCTCACCAGATGATTTTGACCAAGCTAAAAAGGACAGGGCAACATCTGCTGGCAAGGAATTAACCAAGACAGATTATGAGAAGCCGTATGAGATATGGGAATTATGGCTTAGATATGATGTTGATGAAGATGGGGAGGAAGACAGCATAGTTGTTACCTTCCATAAAGAATCGGGTGCAATCCTCCGATGTATCTATAATCCGTTATTTGACAGTTATAGACCATTTGAGAAATTTGTATTCTATGCTACAGAATATGAATTCGATGGGTTAGGTATCTGCGAAATTGAAGAGAAGCTTCAAGTTGAGATTGACACTCTACATAACCAAAGGCTGGACAGAATGACGCAGATTAATCAGCCCATGACTATCGTGAAGACAGGAATAGGTATTGATAATTTTAAGTTAGCACCAGGTAAGGTCTGGTTTGTTGATACCGAGGTAGATAAAGCAGTTATGGAGCTGCCTTTCCATGATATTTATCATAGTACATTTAATGAAGAGCAGATGCTAGTTCAGTATGCTGATAGGGCTATTGGAATTACTCCTGCTGTGATGGGCATATCAACTGCTGAAAGGCCAGTAGCGAAAGAGACCATGGCATTACAGCAAGAAGCCAACCGTAAGTTCCAGAATGGAATTAATAACATTATCGATAGAGTTGAAAGGCTGATTTATAAGGTCCTTGACCATTTTATTCAGTATCAGCCAGTATATAAATACAGGCAGCAAGAAGGAGAGAAACTGGAGAAAGCGGAGATGGACCTTAGTGGATTTGCATATCTCCGAGATGGTATTGATATAGAGCTAGAGGGTGCTAGAGAAATGAATACTCAGGAAGTTAGGCGAGAAGTTAATCTTACACTCTATCAGCTTGTGATGGATTATCATCAACGTTTAACGGGTGACCAACCTAATGCTGAGGATTTAGTATTAGATGTTGATAAGATAATCGATATGCAGCAACAGATGCAGCCACCTCAACAGCCACCTGGAGCTGGATTCGCTGGACCTGGCGGGCAACCCCCAGGACCTGGTGGTCCTAGTGGCCCAGGTGGAGCAGGTGGCCCGCAAGGTGGAATGCCAGGAGTAACTAGATAATGTTAGATAAAGTTTTTAAGGAAGCTCTCAAAGTAAGAGAGACTCAATACTGGAAAGATGTATTAAGAGCAATTTCTGATTATAGGGGAGTTGCTCAAAGAGAGTGTGAAACAGTTGATGGCCTACCTAGTGTATATAGAAGCCAGGGTAAGGCTGAAGCTGTGGATGTGGTTGTGATGCTCTTAGATAGAGTGCTCGACCAGTATAGACAAAAATTAGAAGGAAAGGAGTAATTATGGCTGAAGCAAAAAAGATGCCCTCTTGGGTAAAGATGTTATTTAAGCAACTTGTTGATATTTTGTTTAATTACATTGACCTTGAGAAAATCAAGAAGTGGCTTAAAGATTGGATTGATAGCTTATAATCTTGAGTGGGACAACTTACTTCGGTAAGCCCTATTCAAAATTTATTAAGGAGGCCCAATATTATGGGTAAAGATGTTCTGGATAAAGGACAACTAGGTCTGGAACCCGCTGAGCCTACTGATGACAATCCAGAAGGGAAAGCTGCTATGCAGAAGACCTTGATGAAAGACATCGTAGGTAAAACGGATAATTCCGATGACGACCCTAGCCCTGATGATTCAGACGATGATAAGACTACTGATGACCCTGGGGCTGATGATGGGGATAAAACCCCTGATAAGCTAAAGGGTAAAACAGCAGAGGAGCTTATCAAAATCAATGCAGAGTTGGAAAAGAAGCTTGGCGAGCAAGGAGAAGCTATTGGAACTATGAAAAGTGACATGAGGTTTCTTCAGTCGCTTGTCCAAGACCCTTCACTTGGCGGACCACCTGGAACCAATGTAGACATTCCTGTAGTAGACCCTGCGGTAGGTAAAACTACCGATGACAGCAAAACTCAGTTTGATTACATGAAGCCAGATGAGTCAGTGAAGAAAATTGTAGAAGGGATGTTAAAATCTAAGGATACTAGGGCTGAAGCAGAAAAACTCAATGACCAAGCTCAAGAAGCAAAGTCAAATTTCTATGAAGGTAAAGCTGCTGCACTCTCAGGAAACCCTGAGTTATACGAGGGAATTGAGAAGCAGGTTGAAGCTGCGGTCTATCAAGGTTATAGGGCGGGGCTGATTAACTATCGCAAGCTCAATAAACCTAAGACTTGGGAGAGAGTAGCGAAGCTTATTCACATGGATGCTGGCAATCTTGATGCTCTTAAAAAGACCATTGAGCCTATGAAGCCTACGGTTACCGAGGACCCAACTTCTACGACCAAAAAGACCAAGGAACCTTCCTATGATTTTGATGAGAAATCACGCAGAATTATGAAGGACTTTGGCATGGACGAAGAGGAAGCGGTAAAGAGGCTAGAGGACTTGAAAAAGTTTGAAGGAGGGGTTAAAGAATGAAGCTATCAGACATTAAAGTTGTAGACATGAATGAGTCGATTGTTGACAAAGAAAAGTCTGACCCTGACAATGGATTTTACGAGTTCGACAAAAAAGTATATGTTAAGGATTTGCTCCATTCGGGACAGATTCCTGACTATCACTTTTCTTGGTGTCGCTATGATGCAGATACTAAGTATCGGGATGTTAGAGAGTGGCAAGTCAAATTTAAGTTTTCATTCGTTAAATATCCTGAAGACCCTTATTGGCCTGAAGGCGTACCGCCTAATGGTGAGGGTGTTTATGAATTTGGCGATGTAGTACTTATGAAATGTGCACTCAGAGATTTCCTAATCAAGCGAGCAGAAGAAATAGAGCAGTCTGAAAGTGCTGCTAAAGCGAAACTCGCAAAGTTTCAAGGTGATGCACTTCGAGCTGGGGTTGGTATCTCTAGGGAGATGCTATCCGAACTAGCTGGAATTAATGTAGCCGAGAAACAGAAAAAAGGTCTTTAACCTTAACCCGCTAGTCTTTATCGAATCTGACAGTCCATAAAATCTAAAAGGAGATAATAATGGCTAGTGTTGAACGAGTAATGGGTGAACAAGGAACCGTCCTTAGATTCCCCGAACATGCAACTGCTGGAAGTTTCGTTGTAGGAGACTTAGTTAAGTTAGCGAGCAATGGTAAAGTTCAGATAGCTACTGCCGATACCATGATTGGTATCGCCAAAAGAGATGCTTCTGGTACAGTAGATACCCAGATTGAAGTTGAATTACTTAGCGTTGATTCTATTTACAGAATGCGATACAAAGCTAGTGCTACGTCACAGGCCTTGGTTGGTGATTTAGCTGATATTACGTATACTGCTGGTGCTCACGTTCTCGATGAGAGTGGTGCTGCACAGACAGAAGTGTATATTGTTGGTCTTGACCCAATGGATGCTGTAGGGACTTCTGGTGGAAGACTTTATGTTCGGTTCCATAATGCGATTTTCGTCAACAACTTTTAAGACTAGCTAGGAGGAAAAGATGGCTACAGTTTTTTCGACATTCGATTCGAGTACCAACAAAGACCTTTTCAAAGTCGGCCTTCACAAGTTGTTTGACTCTACGCAGAGAAAAGCCCAAACCTTCTGGCGTAATGTCTATAATGACTTAAAATCGAAGGACGAGTACGAGAGAGACCAAGAGATAGCTGGATTAGAAACAGCCAGTATGATTGGTGAGGGTCAAAATATTCCTATTCATTCACCTGTCTTTGGAAACGCTGTAACTTATACGCAAGAACAGCAAGCTGCTGGTTTTAGGATTACATTCAGAATGGACTTCTTCAACAAATATAATTTAGCCCGCAGATGGGCAAAGGACTTAGGCAAAATTATGGCTGAGTCTAAAGATGTTGAAGTAGCTAGACTGTTTAATGCTCCAACCGCAACTACATGGACTGGCTTTGATGGATTGGCCTTAGCACATGATACACATACGGGTTTGTTATCTGGTTCAACCAGTGACAACTATGACAATTATCTTGCTGCTGGTCTTTCTTATTCTTCACTTGAGAGTGTGAGGTATTACTTTGCTACTCTTAAGGACAGCTTAGGAATGCACGTTGGTGCTTCTGCTGACACTTTAGTAATAGAATCTACTCAATGGCCTACAGCCAGAGAGTTAATGGGTTCAAATCTTAAACCGTGGGAAAGCTCAAATACAAAGAGCATCATCCCCGAAATTGGCTTAAAACTTTTTGAATATCCACGACTAACCAGTACAACTGCTTGGTTTGTGATTGCCAAAAAGAGTTCTGATTATGACCTTAATGTCATAACTTCACTTGAGCCTATTTTCGTTGAGAAAGATGCTCCTGATAACACCCTTGATAAGGTGTATCTGTCGTATCAACAGTTTGACTATGGTTTTGGAGACCCAAGACTTTATTACAATGGAAATGTTTAATCACCCTCTGGTATAAAGGTTAATTATACCAACGCCTGGGGGGAGAAATTCTTTTCTCTCCCCTCCAGGTTACGCCATGGATGGAATGTAGGAGGTAGGTACATGGCGATGGCTTN